AGTACCTGCTACTGCAGAATCAATAGCTTGTCTTGCAACAGCTTCAGCTTTCAATAACCCTGCTACATCATTGTTGATTTCAGCAATGAAAAGTTTTGTAAGTTCATTAGCATCTAAGCTATCACAACCTACAGCACAATCAGGAGCACAAGCAGTAGTTACCAAATAAGCTTTGCTAAATTGGTTATACCCTTGGATTCTGTTGATTTTTGCATTTCTGAATTCTACTCTAATACCGTATTCAGTATCAGCTTTTGCTTTATAGTTACCTACTGTAACTACCATAGGAGAACCTGCAGCATAGATAGATTCTGTTACACTAGTAACATCTCCTTTTTTAATGTATTGACCTGCAGATACTCTGAAGTCATCTGAAACTCCATCTCCAGTTTTGTCTACTCCTACTGCAAGATATACAGTATTTGGAATTGAACCCATCATGTTAGATGCAGCTAAATGAGTTTCTGCATCAATAATTCCTAATTGTCCTGGTAAAAGAGTTTCAACTCCTTGTCCTGGAACTAACAAGTCTGTTACTGTAATAGGTAACACACTAAACACGTCATTGTTTCTGTTGCTCATGGCATTTAAATTTTAAATTAAACAATCTGATTAAAACTTAACTTACTTGCTTTAGCTTGTAAGTCTGAGGTTTGTACCTCACTTGCTGCTAACATTACAGCTATATCTACAACTTCTCTATGTGTTTGTTCTGGGAGTTCACAGTTTACAGAACCACTAAGAGTTGCCCCTGAAGGATGGTTATATGTTCCTGACCCAAAATCTTGGGCATTATGCATATAAACCATTTTGCGTATATAGGTTAATTTAGCTTCATCAATGGTAAAAGTACCATCAGTAAATGATTGAATTCCTGTAGATTGAAATAAACCATTTACTTCTCTCCACTCAAATGAACCATTATAAAATGAACTTTCTTCAAAAAGGTCTCTGTGCTCTCTAATGTATAGAGGAGCTTCTTGACCTGTGCAATTACCTTTTGATAATTTAACTCTGCATCTAACATAATAAGAGTAGTCAGATGGCAGAGCAATTATATTATTTACTACTGGTAACCAAGTTCCAGGTACAACTATACTTCTAATGTCATCTATGATTCTCTGAGTAGTTTCAAAACCTAGACCATCTTCAGTCTTAGGAGAAGCAACCCTCTTTACAAAAAGTTCAGCAGCTTCATTTAAAAGCCAGTCAATTTCAGGAACTAAAAAGTTCTTGTTCTTTTGGCTATCCACTTTGTTGAACTTCTTTTTGAAGTCATAATGCATTTCTCTAATAGTCATTTCCTTAGTTGTTTACTTTAGACAGTATTAAAAGTTTGATGTCCTGATTCTCATCTTTAGATAAGTACTCAGCTACTTCAATTTCATCTATTCCTAATGGAGAGTCCATGTGGAAGATTCTTTGACCTTCTCTTCTTAAAACTGATTTTTGAAGAGCTTCTAAAACAAGGGCATGTGATGCTAATTGTTTTTTATCCATCTTCAAGTGTCTTAAGAACTCTTCAGGATTCTTATTAAGAATTTTATCTAACTCTACAGCCACAAAGTCTGCAGATTGATTCTTCATATTTTTACCACCTAGAACTAGAATCAATTCTATTTTTCTAGTTAAGCTAAGTTTAGAAGCTTCAATAATGGCAGTGTTTTTAGTTTCTACCTTACTAGCTAATACTTGAGCTTGCTCTGCTTCATCAAAGATAACATGTGTAGCTTCAGGCCATGCCCCTGCTTCATACTCTGCCATTGAATTAGCAACAAATTTACTGGCTTTCATTATTCTTACCTTGATAAGGTCTAATGCATTTGCCATGTCATAGAACATTGTGTTGTTTTCTAACTTCACAATAGCCATACTTGAATCCCAAAATGGGTGTGGAGTTTCTGAATTGTAGTTGTCTGACAAATCATAATTTACTCCTTTAGCTTTTAATCCTTCAATGTCTTCTTGAGAAAGACCTGTAGCATACTTCATTGTAGATGCATCTATCAGTGCTTGGATTTTTTTTGGTCTTGTGAAAGACTCCTGACCTGTTTTATTGTGCCATCTTTTTGACTCAATAGGTCTGACTTCAACTTTTACTGATGCCATAATTTTTCTTTTTAATTATTAGACTTAAGGAAAAACTCTTTTTCCCTTTACCACCAAAAGCTCCTTGTTACAGGAGCTTTTTAGTAGTTATAGGTAATCTTAGTTACGAGACAAGATTAACTCTCCACATTTAGTGATGTCATGGATATGGATACCACAAGACTTCTCAACATGCATTTCATAGTATGAACCAGAGTGAGCAGAGCTTCCTCCATTTTTAGGACCATAAGGACCATACATACCTTCAACATAAGTAAATGCAAAACCATCTTTCTTGTTCATGATTTTGATGTTTGAGTTTTTAGATTCTCCTGAGAAGTCTAAGAATGTAATTCTTTGAGACTCAATTGGGAAACCTGTAACTTCATCAATTTCAAAGTTGATTTCTCTATCATCATAAAGAGGATTGTGAATCAATTCAAGAGATGCACCATTTGCCATGTTGTATTTTACAAATTGGTAACCTGCTTCAAGTGCATTAGTGTGAATATCAGATTTTACTTTATTAGAGTAAACCTCAATATTCTTAATGAAACCTGATTTGTTTTGCCAATCTTGGATAGCTCTATGGAATTGTAACATACCATACTCTCCAGTGAAACCTTTAACTTGTCTTCCTTGACCTGGTTTAACACGAGAATAGAAAATATCTTGCAAGTACTCTTCAATTAACTTAGCAGTTAAGTGTGAGTATCTGTGTTGGTGAGAATCTTCTAATTGCTCTTGGATACCAGGACCCATTCTTACAGGTCTTCCATTAGCTCCTAATACAGTGTCTGCAGATCTTGAATACCAGTATCCACGCTCTACTTCTCTGTACCATTGTTGCCAGTACTCTACTTCAGCATAACGCATCCATGAGTTATGGTAAGCACCTTTAGAATCAGGAATAGCTACAGCTAAAACTTCAGTAGAAGCATAGTCAGTGATTCTGTATTCTTTTCTGTACTTAGACATTCTGTTTCTGAAAGCAATTGGTAAACTGAAAACAGTAGAACCTGATTGCTCAGCAGCCTCTTCATATTGAGAGAATAATTTACCCCATTGTTGTCCTGGTTTCAAATACTTAACAGGCATAAATGCTTGTGGGTCATCTGAGTTCATTCTAACAACATAAACAGTACCATCACCATCTTTGATACCTTGATTTTGGATTCTCACTTGGTATTTCTTGTTAGAAGTACCTGGCATGATAACATCTCCTGGTAAGTACCAGTTTTCATCAAGTTTGATTTTGAAAGTCTTTTTGAATTTACCTGGAGTTAAGTTTCCAGCTGCTTCAACATTTTCTACAACAACTAGAGGTCTAGTGTTTGCACCTTTCAACTCCCATTCCCACTCTGTGTTACCAATAGTTTCTTCTGTTTTAGAGTTACCCATCAACAAAGAAGACATTGGATTATCAGAATAGTAATTCTGAGCTGAAAACAATTTGTCCATTTCTCCTAAGATACGGTGTGGTTTTGCAATCAAAGCTGCTCCTAAATGAGACTGCTCAGTCATATTCGCATTCCACTCCATTTCTTTAACAAGAAGCTTGCTTCCTAATGTAGCCATTTTGAATTTAATTTAAAGTTAGTAATTAATTGTTACTCTAGCATATCCCAGAGTGCTTTTTTATTTGGTTTGTGACTCCCTGCTCCATTAGATAAAGTTTTCTTATCAGCATTTTGAACAGCTTCTTTAATTCCTCTTGATGCAGTAGTAGCTTGTTTTCTTGCTATTGCACTAAAATCAAAGTCTGATTTCAAAAGTTTTGCTAACAAAACAATTTTATCTTTATCAGCCATTACCTTGAACAAGTCAGCTTGTAACTCACTTACAACCCTTCCATCTTGTAGTTCTACAGTAGGCTCTGAAATGTAGGTTGGTAATACTGCTTTGTCTTGTTTAGAGACTGGTAAACCTCCTACTTCTGTTAAAGAACCAATATGAGTAGTAATATTTGTTTTATACTCTCTTGCTTGTTTCTTTCTAAACTCTTTCTGTTGAGTAGCTTGCTCAACCTCATTAGCAGTATCAGCTTCTTGTTTAGCAATGATTTTATCAAATGCCTTTTTACTGATTCCTTCTAATTTATTACTATCTTTAAGGAACTCTATCTGAGTATCTATATACTCTTGGTCATAACCTTGAGATAGTAAATCTGTTGTTACAGCTTGAATCTGAACTGCCTCACTTTCAATATCAGAATTCTTATTCAACCCTGAGGTAACATTGTTTGCCATCTTAGCTAACAGTTGCCCCACATCTCCACCTTTTGAAGCAAACTTAATTAAATCTTTTACCTCTTGAGGTAAATCTTTAATAGTAGCTTCTACTTCAGCTTCTACAGCTTGTTCCCAACTATCTTCTAGTAAGTTTTCAGCTAAGTCTTCAGTAAGTTCTTGCCCTTCTTCAAGTTCAAAATCTACTAATCCTTTATCTTTTAAGAACTCTAAGGTAGATTTAGAATTTACTTTAACTGCAGTAGGCTTAGAATCATCTTTACTTCCTGCAGGAGTTCCTTCCTCCTCATCCTCATCATCTTCAGTTGAAACTTTAGATACTCCAGATTCAAAATCTTTGAACTGTTCATCTATAAGTTCTTGCTCTTCTTTTTCTTTTTTCTTTGGGTCTGGTTTAGTAGTTTCATCTCCTTCTTCTACTACATCATCCTTCTCTACAGTAGACACTACATCTTCTACTAGATTGGTTTCTCCAAAAAAATCATGCTGCTGTGATGAATCTTCCCAGCCTGCAAATTGGTCAATGGTTTTCTCTGTTCCACTCATAATTGTGACAAATTTAAGTTTAATTATTTAATAAATTACATTTTTAAAATGAAGGTACCACATTTAAACTGTAATAGCCTTTATTTACTGCTAGCTCCCTTTTGAGCTATTTCTTTAGCTTTTAGCTTATTTTTTTCTTTATCATCTTGGATTTTATGGTCTAGGGCTCTAGCTTCATTAGCCACTTGTGCTCTTTTAATTTCAGCATCTACACCATGTTTAGCTACTTCAAGTACATCAGGAATTCCATCATTGTCTTGATCCTTGTTAGGGTCAAATCCCATAGATAAGATAGCTTGTTTCTGAATCTCAGTTTTTCTTCTCTCTTCTTCTTTAAGAATAATAACTTCTTTATTATGAGCCCACTCTTCTCTTTTGAAGTCAAGTTCTTTTTGTTGAGCTTCAGCTTTAGCTTTATCTTGAGCTTGTTGAGCTTGTTGTTCTCTTTCCATTCTAAGGTCTTCAGATACAAGAAGAGCTTCTTCAGCTTCCTGAATACTGTCTTGCTTGATAACTTTAAGAACATCAGACAATTCAATTTTTTGGTTTTGCATAGCAGCATGTGCCAATTGTTGAATAGTTTGTTTAATTTCTTCTGACATAGAAGAGTCTTCCATAAACAATCCTAGTGTACTTTCATCTAATAGATTAACATCTAATTGAAGCATTTCAAAAGACATATCATCTAAAATGTAAGATATATTCTTTTTATCTGAATTAGCATAAGCTACTCTAGACAAATCTACTAATCCTTGAAGTACATTTCTTTTAATACAGTTATGCAAATCAAAGTAAGGCTCCAGCATGTGTGAAGTTTGTACAAGGTTTTGTTGATTATTGGTTACTCTTTCAGATACTGAAGTTTGTCCTAATACAGGGTCAGTAATACCTACAGACTTACCACATTTTTGCTCCAGGTAATCAGCAAGCTCCACATATTTTTGAATATCAGAAGCTAATGAAAGGTCTAGGGTTTTAGCAATAGTGTTTACATCAGATTGATTCATCCCTTCTTCATCAGGGTTGTACCACATAAAAGGAGTAGATTCAAAGAAGTACTGCCATTTTTTAAGGTCAATTCCAGAGTCAGTAGGAATAGCATTAATGTTCATTAAGATTTTTTTACCTTTATCAGAGGCTAATAAAAGCTCTAATCTGTACATTACTATATTATAGTAGTACTGATAGATTTTCATTCTGTCCATTACTGAAGTAGGCTGAGAGTTGGTGTTATCATAGATTGCACCATAATAAGGTAGATTACATTTGTAAATGTTATCCATATCTTTGAATTGTCCAGGTATGGCTCTCATTTCCTTATATATAGAAGTACCAATTTTGTAACCTTCATATACTTCAGGAATCCATTCCCATTCTATTTTAATGTCTCCATTATCTTTATTAAGCTTGTAGCTTTCATCTACCATAAACTTAGTTTGAAGTATTCCATCTTCATCTAAGTAATCTAACCAACCAATTTTTCTAAGACCTTTAAATACACAGTGCAGAACTCTTACTGCATTTTTGTCTTCATAAGTCAAATACTCATCAAAGTTAAAAAGGTTGTCATGGACTCTTTGAGTAATATGGTGGTTGTAATTTCTCCACAACATATCAATTTCTTTGTCAGTTAAGTCAAAGGTCTGCACAATTTGTGAAGGATGCATTCTGTATTCAGCTGCAGCCCATTCTCCTTGCTAAATAT